TTGTGCTATTTTTGTTAATATATGATAATAATCATACAAACAATACGCTTATTTATTGTATGTATGATTTTAATCATTATATTTGCATCATCAGAAACGAAGTAATAACAATTAAAACTTAAAGATATGAATATTATTTCTTATAAGAAAGGTGAGAATGAAGGTGCATTGTTTATTCATGATGAAAAGAACTATTCAGCCTGTACGGCAGTAGAAAGTAGCAAAAGATTCAAAACTCTCAAAGGTGCAATAGCTTGGTTGAATGCAAGGGGGTATAGAGAAGCATAAGTTTGAATAACAATTAAAAAATATACGATTATGGCAGCATCAGTGATTAAGCAAAGAACAATAGAAAAGTTCATCATGTCAGAGTTTGTACAAGGTAACTTAGATACAGAAGAACAAGTAAGCTGTATGCTTATCCTGATTCGAAAGAAGCTGAATATGTCAGTAGAGCAAGCAAGCGACTTTATGAGAAAAGCAATTGGTATTAATGCTTAAATACATACGATTATGAATACAAAAGAAATAGAAATAGGCTTGAGATATAGAGTGTCAGGTGATTTGGCTAATGGGCGCTATGCAGACGGTACGCCACGCATATCACACGATGATGTAGTAAGAGTAATAAAGCGAATTACAGATACACACGTGATTTTAGAATGTGGACGTATGTTCATCATTAACGACAATCTTAAAATTGAGAAGTTCTAAGTTTAATCCGGTAGCCCGAAGGCTACCATAATACACACGATTATGAAAGCAGATTTAGTTTTAGTTATCAGTCCCGAAGCTCCACTGATGAAACAACTGGGCAAAGTGTTGGGCAAGCTATGTACCATGTACGACTTTACTACCATTGACAAGAATGAAAAGTACATTACCATACAGCACGATGAAACTGGTCTTGTAGTGGCTTATACGAGTGAAGAAAGATTGAATGTGAAATTTTAAGTATGTATTGATTATGAACTCAATAAACAAAAACGGTTGCAGCGTATGCCAGTCCGGTAAAGAGAACTACACTACTTACAACACTAAGTTGAGAGGTAAGAGAGTTAAAATGTATCAGTATGACTACCGTGCTGAAAGTGGTGAATTGTTTTCTTGTTGTGCATCAACTTTAAGAGGTGTGCAGAGAGAAAAGAGATATCTGGTTGAAAAAGATTCTGTGACTTAAAACTGATTGTCACAGATAGAATTTGAAGATATTTCGTTATCTTTGGTTGTGGTAGTATCTTTGGGGTACTATCGCGGGTTAGAGAAGTCTAGTCATCTCGCCACTTTGACTTGGTGGAAATCGCAGGGGCGGAGCCTGCACCCGCAACAATGAATATTAATTTAAAAACGACACGATTATGAACATTCTTACATTAAGTATCAAACAGAAATATTTCGATGAAATCTTATCTGGTACTAAAACGCACGAATACCGTGAAATTAGGCCGACTAACGCAAAGAAGTATATCACTTATTTATGTGGTGGCAAAGAGTACAAGGTAGATGAAGAATTACCTGAAGAGGGTGAAGTTGAGTTGAAACCGATTAAGTACGATGCGATTAAACTTCTTACGGGTGCCTATAGTGGTAAACGCCCTTATATTATCGTTGAAGTGAAGAACGCAGAAGCGGTCATTCTCACCGATGAAGACGGTAATGATATTGTTTACCCCTATCAGGGTGAAGAATATCTCGCAGCCCAAATGGATTATACATTAGGTAAGATATTAGAAAAACATCTTTGATTGTTTAATTTAAATTTTATTGCTGAGTCGCAAGAAGAGTAAACAGAGTAGCTGGCCCCCGCAGAAATATGAACGGTGCCGGTGCAGGCGGTAGATTAGTCGCCAATCGTAGGGGTACAGCAAGTGCCACACAGTTAGGATCACGCAGACAGCGTTACAGTGATCTTCGTATTTCATTTGGATTGTCAGGTGGTTAGCTATGAATAAAGTAGAGCAAGCGAACCGGTATATAGACCTCATTCGGGTAAAATCGAATGAGGCTTTACTGTTTTTATCCTTGGGTAAAGATTCGCTTGTCTTACTTGATTTAATCTATCCGAAGTTTGATCGGATTGTTTGCGTGTTCATGTACTTCGTCAAAGACTTGGAGCACATAAGCCGGTGGATTGGCTGGACAAAAGCCAAATATCCAAAGGTTGAGTTTGTGCAAGCGCCTCACTGGAATCTTACTTACATTCTTCGTGGCGGGCTGTATTGTATCCCTAATCCAAAAGTGAAGCTGCTGAAGCTGGCTGATGTGGTAAAGGCTATGCAGCTTACTCACAGAGTTTATTACACGTTCTTAGGCATGAAAAAGGCTGATGGTATGAACCGCAGGCTTATGCTGAAAGGGTATGAGGTAAACGGTTACGAGAATAACGGTATGGTTTATCCTTTAGCTGATTGGACGCAAAAGGATATCCTTGCTTACATGAAGCAGCACAACTTACCCGAACCAGTTAGATATTCATTGAAAGCCAGTTCGGGAGTAGGCTTCAACCTTGATTGTATGCTTTGGATGGAAAAGAACTACCCGCAGGACTTACAGAGAATTTACAAAGTTTTCCCAATGGCTGAAAGAGTGCTTTGGGAATACTATAATAAACAAAAATAATAGGAGGATTGCCGAGTTAGACGTAGGAAGACAAGAGAACAAATTTACGCTCAAGCAGAAAGATTGAGCGAAGCGAACTGGAGAAGAAGAAATACATGGAGTAGTAGTGCAGCAAGTAGGCGCGCAAAACAATCCCGCGATAATCTTATTGCGAGAGCCGAAAAGAATACTCTTCGACAGAGAGGGTTTGGATTAAGCAATGGCTAACATGGAACTAAGTAAATACATAAAGAGTGAATCGGTGGAGCTTAACCGCTCTGCCATTCACTTTGCGGACTACAACCCAAGAAAACTATCCGATGAATCCCGTAAGACATTAAAGCGTGGTATCAAGAAATTTGGCTTGGTCGGTGGTATTGTGGTGAATAAACGTACAGGACTAACCGTAGTCAGTGGACACCAGCGTTTGTCCGTCATGGACGAATTACAGAAGTTTCCCGATAACGACTACTGTATCCGTGTCGATGTCATTGATGTGGACGAACAGCAGGAAAAAGAGTTGAACATTTTGATGAACAACCCTAACGCACAAGGTACTTGGGATTTTGATGCTCTTGCCCGAATTGTTCCCGATATTGATTGGAAAGACGCCGGTTTAACGGATGCCGATTTGAACATGATAGGTGTCGATTACCTGTTACAAACCGAAGAAGAAAGCTCTATCGCAGACGCTCTGTCTGATATGATGGCACCAGTAACCGAGCAGAAAGAAGCTGATAAAGCTGTCAGGCAGTTAGAACGCGCCGAGAAGGTTGCCCATATGAAGGAGGTCAAGCAACAAGTAAAGGAGAACGCACAGAAGACAGCCGAAGATATGGATGCCTATGTGATGTTGTCCTTTGACACCTATGAAGCTAAAGCCGCTTTCTGTGAACGGTTCGGATATGACCCCGATATGAAGTTCATAAAGGGAGAAGTATTTGATGAACAAGTAGAAAGAATTGATTAATTTTTAGGGAGGAATGCCGAGTTAGAAAGAAAACATATGGTCAGCTATATCAACAGTCCAGACGAATAATGTATAATGCCGGAAGACAATACGGACTTGGTGCAGATAAACAAAGACGCATAAGAGATCGGACGAAATCCATAATGGGAAGATATGGTGCAAGAATAGATAGCTATTTCTCAAAAAGAGGAATTAATATCTATGGAAATAAGCCGGTCTCTCGCCGCATATATATGGGTAATAATAACGGATAATTGATTATGAGCAAAAGTGAATCTACAAATAGAAAAGGTAAAGGAGGAAGAAAGCCCAAGTTTGATTATACAAGTGAGGACTTTCTTTCTCTCGTGGAATCGTATGCTAAAAAGGGATTCACTGACAAGGAAATAGCCTACGCCATAGGGATTCTGCCGCAAACTTTCTGCGAAAAGAAAAGTGAGTACACCGAAATATCCGAAGTCTTAGCGCGTGGGCGCGCGACCATCAATGCAACGGTAAGGGCTAAGTTCCTTGCTATGGCTCTTGGTGGAATTAAAACGAAAAGCACCGTAGTAAGAAAGCTCCGTGACACAGAAGGCAATTTGACCGGTGAGGAAGAATTGCAAGTAAATGAGAGTGAACTGGCTCCTAATTTGCAAGCAATGTCCGTTTGGCTGTACCACCATGATGAAGATTGGAGAAAGATTGAGCGCAAACAAGATGAAGACGCTGATATTCCAACAGACATAGAGCATGGCATCAACATTGATTCTTGGATTAAAGACAAGCTGAAATGATAGTACCTCAAGAAATTTACCATCCATTATACGAGGATAAGGAAAAATTTATAATTCTTATCACCGGTGGACGTGGTAGCGGAAAATCTTTCAATGCTTCCACCTTCATAGAACGGCTGACCTTTGAAATGACCCCGGTAGAGAAGATTGTACATCAGATTCTCTACACCCGCTACACGATGGTTTCTGCCGGTATGTCTATCATTCCGGAAATGATGGAAAAGATAGACCTTGACGGAACAACGAAGTATTTCAAGACCACCAAGACAGATATAGTCAACAAAATGACTAAAAGCCGTATCATGTTCCGAGGTATCAAGACCTCTTCCGGGAACCAAACGGCAAAATTGAAATCCATCCAAGGTATCACTACTTTCGTCTGTGATGAAGCGGAGGAATGGATGAATGAAGAAGAGTTCGACAAGATAATGCTCTCCATCCGTAAGAAAGGGATTCAGAACCGGATAATCATCATAATGAACCCTTGCGACTCTAATCACTTCATCTACAAGAAATACATTGAGAAAACTCACAAACTGGTGGACATTGACGGAGTGGAGGTCCAAGTCTCAACGCATCCCAACGTACTTCATATCCATACTACCTATCTTGATAACCTGGAGAACCTTTCTCCAGAGTTTCTGAAAGAAGTCGAGGACATGAAGGCGAACAACCCTGAAAAGTACGCTCATGTGGTTATCGGTCGCTGGGCCGACGTTGCGGAAGGTGCTGTGTTCAAGAAGTGGGGAATTGTTGATGAATTCCCGGCTTGGGCTAAGAAGGTGGCTATCGGGCAAGACTTTGGCTACACACACGACCCGTCCGCTTCTATTCGGTGCGGTATTGTAGGTAACGCTCTTTATCTGGACGAAGTAGATTACCGGACCGGACTTCTTTCTTCCGACATTATCAAAACGCTTCGACCGTGGGGATTGAAGGTTATTGCCGATAGCGCAGACCCTCGTTTGATTCAAGAAATACATAACGGAGGTATTAAGATATATGCGGTGGAAAAAGGTGCAGGCTCCATTAGCGCAGGTATTGATAAGATGCAGGACATGGAGATATACATAACCAAGCATTCGTATAACTTGCAAAGCGAGTTCCGAAAGTATGTGTGGGCGAAGGACAAGGATGGAAAGTATATCAATGAACCCGAAGACCATGACAACCACGGGATAGATGCTGCCCGTTATTATGTTTTGGGTGAACTTCTGGGAAAGATTCAGAAGCCGAAAGATTTAACTGGAATATTCACACACTAAAAATATAAGCTATGCCATTGAGTTTAGAAGAAATATTAGTATTGCCCGATATTGGGCAGAAGATAAGCTACCTGAAGAAAGGTAGGAAAACTGAGCTTCCCGACCGCTGCAAGTTGTGGGATGATTGGAATCCGGAACGCCATGAAATCATGGTGGATAAAGAGAAGTACCCGGACAGGAAGGTTCTTGAAAAGGAAGCGGAGAAAGTTTTCGATGAGAAGACAGGTAATGCCTATGAAACCGAAGCACAGTACAAAACAGAACCAGTGAACCGCATCTCCATTCCTTTGGAGCAGGATATAGTGAACATTCAAACAGCTTTTACGGTCGGTACAGAACCGTCTATGGATTGCACTCCGACTGATGATGATGAAAAGAAGTTGCTGGATGCGGTCAAAGCTGTATTCAAGTCCAACAAAATCAAATACCAGAACAAGAAGATAGTACGTGCGTGGCTTTCTGAACAAGAAGTAGCGGAATATTGGTATGCGACCGATGATGATTCGTTCTGGGCTAAGTTCTGGAAGAAAGTAAAGACTACTTTCGGGGGCAAGGTTAAGCCTACCAAGAAGTTGAAAAGTGTATTGTGGTCACCATTCAGAGGTGATAAACTTTATCCGTTCTTCAATGATGAAGGTGATTTGGTTGCTTTCTCTCGTGAGTACAAGAAAAAACTCATGGATGACTCGGAAATTACCTGCTTTATGACTATCACAGACAGAATGGTCTATCAATGGGATCTGTCTAAGGGTTATGAGGAGAGGATTGCTTTTGCTCATGGATTCCCCAAACTACCGGTTCTCTATGCCTATCGCCCTGAACCTTATTGCAAGAAGATAAAGACCTTCCGTATCCGGTTGGAGAAACTACTATCCAACTATGCCGATTGTATTGATTACCATTTCTTTCCTTTATTGAAACTTATCGGTGACGTGGAGGGTTTCATGGGTAAGACTAAGGACAGGATGGTTAAACTTACGGGGGAAGGTGCAGACGCTCAATATCTAACGTGGAACCAAGCAAATGATACCGTAAAATTTGAGGTAGAAACCCTCTTTGAGAAAGCATATTCTATGACAAATACACCGCAAATCAGTTTTGAAAAGTTGAGCGGCGCTGGAAATGCCTTGTCGGGAGTGGCTTTCGATTACGTGTTTCTTTCAACACATTTGCAAGTTCAAAATCATGCCGAGGTGATAGGTGAATTTTTACAACGAAGAGTCAATTTCCTTGTTTCTGCTTTAGGCTCTATCAATCCATCTGAATTTAACAAAGCATCTGAAACGATAGATATTAGTACAGAGGTTGTTCCGTATCGCCTTGATAATTTAGAAGATAAAGTCAATGTAGCTGTAAAGGCTGTGTCAGGTGGTGTATGGTCGCAACGACATGGGGTAATGTTTGCTGGAAATATTGACCGCATCGAGGAAGAACTTGCGGAAATCAAAGAAGAACAAGAAGCTAAGAATAGGCAAATCGGAAATAAAGAACAGAAAAACGCTTCTTAGTCTGAAAAAATATGGGGCTTATAATTCGGGTACATGAAAAATAGGACCTTTAGCGGTGATTCTTCAGAGTTGCCGCTATTTTTTTATTCATAGTAAAATAATGAATAAATTATTTGTTAGTATTCATTTTATTACTATATTTGCATAGTAATTAAGTCCAAAGCGTTATGAGTTACAAATCAGTGAAAGACGTTGTAACTATGTTGCAAGAAAACGGTTTTGTTCTAAAGAGTCAGAGAGGTAGCCACATGAAGTTTGAAAAAGACGGTAAAGTAGTTATCGTACCGAATCATAACAGCAAAGGCGTTGAGAAAGGCACTTATTACAGCATTTTGAGGCAAGCGGGGCTAAAGTAGCCCCCTTGTTCTCTTAATTTAAAAGGAGGCAATATGAAAACAGTAGAAGTTATCGTTGAACACGCAGGAAAGAACCTGAGTGCTTATATTGAAGGTGCTCCCGTCATTACAGTTGGTAATGATATGAAAGAGTTAGAAGATAATATGAAGGAAGCAATCGAGTTGTATCTGGAAGATAATACTAATCCTTGCGAGGTGTTGTCTGGGGAATTTGAATTAAAGTTCAAAATTGATGCTGCTACCTTTATCAACTACTACAGCAACATTTTTACTAAAGCTGCATTGAGTCGGATTACGGGAATCAATGAGCGTCAGTTATGGCATTATGCTGCCGGAGTACATAAACCGCGCAAACAGCAGTTGGAGAAGATTCAGAAAGGTATTCAGTCTTTGACTAAAGAGTTGGCTGCTATTAATCTCTTGTAGTTTGGCAAAGATAGAGAATGAGATAGAACATGGTGTAATTTGCCAAAGTGTAGAAGACTTCTTCCTATGACAGATGATAATATCCCACCGACTGATCCAAGGCTGATTGAACTAAGGGTTTCATCAGAATTAGTTATTGAGTACGAAGAAGAATATTATCCGATAAAATACTAGTTGATATAAAGGAATAAATATTTTTTGGGGGTAATAAATTTTAGGCTTGCAGTTATTCTGTGAGCCTTTTTTCTGCCATTATCAAACCTTCTCTTTATTGTTCGTTATCACCTATTTAATTATTTCCCTTCCACCTACTTACTCACTACTTTTATACCGCATTTGTGACATCAAAGCGAAGGTCACGAATCAGAAGTTCAAATATTTATTAATCATCCGTATTGGTGGTATTTTTACTTCCGCAAATTGAATTTCAAATTTAATAATTCATACGGTATGAAAGGAAAAATCTTAGTAGCACTAAAAACGAAGTATAAAACCTTTGGGTTTGGTGATAAAGCATTTGACGGGGTGGCCGACTACTTATCTAAAACCGTTACTGAAGAAAGTCAAATAGAAACTGCTATTAGTGGGGTCGAAGGACTTTTAAAAGCTTTTCAAGGAGACATTGATACTGTTAGAAACGAAAAATCGGGTCTGCAAAAACAATTGGACGAATTGAAAAATAAAATCGAGAACCCTAATCCCAATCCTAACCCAAATCCAAAGCCGGAAGATAAGAAAGATGACATGGCTACCATCATTGCGAATGCGGTGAGTGCTGCTGTTCAGCCTCTTTCCGATGAACTCGCTCAGTTTAAGGCTGAGAAGTCACAGGCTACCCGACAAGAGCAGATTTTGGCAAAGGCAAAGGAGTATGGTATTCCCGAAACATTCGCAAAGCGTTATGCGATTCCTGATGATGCAGACTTAGACATTTATTTCAAGGACGCTAAACAGGAACTTGCCAATATCGGCTTTAGTGGTGTGACTCCTCCTGAATCAGCGGAAACAAAGATGGAGAAGGAAGCTGAATCTATTGCGAATATGATTTCGGAAGGAACAAAAACTATTGTTGAATCTAAAAAGTAAAATTTATGGCAGCAGGTACTAAGTATAACTTGACCCCGGAATACAAACCGGAAGAGTTCTACCGTGTTGAGACGGGTGTCAGAAAGAGCGGACCGTGGAAGTTGGATATTACCAACCTTGTAGTAGGCTCTGTTCTTCCTGTATTCACACCTGTACAAGCGGACTTGAAGAAACGGACACTCGTTCCCGTCCGCAATGTGAAAGTGGTTGAAGCTTATACCACAGGAGACTCTAATCTCACCATCAAGGTGGCAAAAGATTCTTTGGCTTATCGGGGTATGTTCATCGGAAGCGGAAAGAAAGGCGCAGAGGTAGCATCTATCGACAAGTCAACCAAGGATTATGATGTATTAACCATCAAAGCGGCTTTCGGAGAAAATATCGCTAAGGATACGGTTCTTTTCGAAGCTACCGCAGTGGGTGGAACAGTGAAGAAGAACACTGCAAACTTCGTTCTTTATGATGCGAAGAAAGTTGAGAGCGATGGAGCGGTTCTCTGCACTCTCTTGATGCAAGCCTATGAGGTAAAGGAAAGCAAGTTGGTTCTTCCGATCCATGAGCTGGATAAGGTGGGATTGACAAGCCGTTTCCAGTTTGAGTATTAATCATTAAAAGTTTAGATATGAATTTGACCATACAAACTTTATTTACAGATCCCAATATCGTTCAGGCGATTATTGACCGTGTCCTCCAGTTGAGACTGGACACAATCTACTGGAAGCAATACGGAGATTTCTTGGAAACTAAAACCCGTGTTTTCAAGACTTATCTTGGGACAGTAACGGGTGTTGTTGCCGGTTCCATTCTGGGTAAGAATGATCAGAAGCCTATTCGTGAAAGACGTAGCCTTGGAAGTGGTTATACTGAAATTGCTTACTTGGGCGACCGTTATCAAATGGATATTGAGCGCCTGTCACAGTTACAGGATATCATTGACAAGTTCAATGCAGCCAATACAGCTGATCAACGTACAATCTTGCAGGAGATTATCGATTTTATAGTTGATGATTACCGTCAGATTCTGCTTGCTCCGCACAAGCGTATGGATATTATCGTTCCTGAATTGTTGATGACTGGTAAGGCGCAGGTTCATTTGGCCGATAATAAGGAAAACATCGAATTGTTGGACATCGAGCTACCGTTCCACTTCCTTACTCCTGACGCTTCAGCAAAGAATGCATTTATCTCTTACTTGCAGCAGGAGATTCAGAAATTGAAAGCCAAATACGGTGTATTCTCCAAAATGATTATGTCTCGTGGTACGTTTATGAAGAACATTGTAGGGGCTTCTGAGTTCGGTGATAAATTCAAGATGATTCTTGGTGAGCGTGAGTTCATGGTTAATGCAGGGTTGGTGACTGACCAGATGGCATCCAGCGTATTTACTGGAATCGGGCTTCCTGCAATTGAGATCAAAGAGGACTACGTAGAGAATCAGGCGGGCGAGAACGTGCAGATTTACGCCGACAACCGTATCACCCTGTTGCAGACGGACAAGGTGATGAAGATGCGTCACCATAAGCCGTATGTAATGACGGACCCTGTTCCGGGACGTTCTTACAATACTGCTGAAGGTCAGATGTCGGTTTGCAACTATCGTGACGAAGAAGGTCGATACATGGAATACACCGCTGAGTGGATTCCTGAATTTATCTCTCCGAATAAGATTGTGAACTTTGATCTTTCAACGATGAACGCGTAAATAGTAAGGGTGTGAGGGTCGCACCCTATTGTCTAATTTTATAAATCAGTAAAGAAATGAAGAATTTTATTTTTGCCATGTGTGGCTTTTTGATGATGTCTTTGGTCTCGTTGGGTGTACAGGCATCAAGTATTAGTGAACCTATTCCGTCCAAATCAGAGTTATCTGCGGTGGATGTTGGTCTGCCGGATATTCAGTATGTCACTTTTGAAGCTGCTCCGTTGAATTGCTTTGTACTGACCGATTCGCAGCCTGTGATGCTGATAACGAATAGTCCGGTTGTACAAAGTGTAATGACGATGAATGTGGCTACACAGGGGAAGCAGATTTCGGTTCCTAAGTGTCCGTTCCGGTACATCTATAAATCGAAGTATTGTACGCATTATAGTTACACTGTATATAGTAGATTGATTACACCATATTAAGATGACGGTAAACGGCTACATACAACAGAAGTTCCAGACCTTCGGCATTCAATTGTCGGAGGCTGACCTTTTGGATATGTGTCTTGCCTCGAAGATAAGCGGAGAGGAAGAGATGAACGAGGATTGCTACGGTCTTGTGTCGGTGGCAATTGCAAAGTTCATCCCCTCTCTTTTACTTCGTGCCACTTCAATCAGTGAAAGCGGTTTCTCTATGTCTTGGAACATTCAAGGTATTAAGGACTACTATTCGCTTCTGTGTAAACAGTACGGATTGAAAGACGAACTGACGGACAAACCTAAATGTACCTTCTTATGATATTCGCTCCCCACATATTGCAGGTAAAAGTTATCACCCCGATGGATAAGGATGAGTTCGGTAGACCCATCCTCGGAACAGGTGGTGAAAGCTGGCAGGACGTATGTAAATGCCGTTGTGATGATGTGAGTGCGGAAAAGAAAGTGTCTATCAATGGAGTTTTATATGACTTCAAGTATAAGGTTGTCTTTAATAAACCGTCAAAAGTTGAAGCTGGTACAGAAGTTCGTTGTTTAAATCCCGATGGAAGCATAAGAGGCGTAGGCGTGGCGAAAAGCCCTTTAGAAACAAATTGTTTTTCTTATAGAGTGATATGGTTGGAGTAGATGCAGATTTCTCCGATGTAGAAGATTTTTTCGATGAAGGAGAATGGGAAGTTGAGAAGAAAATGATTGATGTGGGCGATGAAGCCGTGAAGTACGCGGAGGAATACGGTAACTATCAAGACCACACGCTCACTTTGAGAACGTCCAATGATTACGATGTCGATAAAGACGGTTTGACGCTGAAAAACGAAGCGGAATACGCTTCATTCGTGGAATCTAAGGGATTTGATGTTTTAAGTAGTGCCGCTTTATTTGCGGAGAAACGATTAAAAGAAGAATCTGAATGATAGTAACCACCGACATAGGAAACATCCTCTACCGGGACTGCAAGGCTTTCGGAATAGACACAGTACCCAACGGGGAAACTCTGACGGGTGAATTGAAGTCCGAAAGAATCGTTATCCATGCGAAGAAACAACAGCCGGGGACTTATTGGAGAAAGTCTTTTGCGGAAGTGAATCTTTGTGTTCCTGATTTAAGCGAGAATGGAGCCAACACCATCCGTTTGAATGAACTCGAAAGAGAAGCCATGAAACGGTTTGATGATGTAGTAAGCACCTATGACGGCACAACCTATCGATATTCTATCGAATCAATCGGTACAGAAGCGGACACAGCTTTGAAGTGTCATTATGTAAATGTGAGAATTTTGTTTAACGTGTTAAATGTGAAATAATATGATAACAGCAGTAGAAATAGACGAACTGTATTATGCAGACCCTATTAAAACGGTTACAACTCCTGCTACCGGATTGTCGGGTGCGGAGGTTGCCGCAATCTTGAAAAATGCAGCAACGAAAAAGGTCCAAAATGTACATGGTGATACATTCCAGTACGAGGAAGCGGAAGCAAGTGTCACTCGTTACAAAAATGCTTTAACTGGCGAATATTACCGTGAAACATCCGAACCGGGTGAAGTGAAAATCAACTTTACTATTGGTGAGTATGACTACAAGACTAAAGAAGATTTGCAAGGTGGTAAAGCCACAGAAAAGAATTGGGAAAGAGGAAAGCATAAGACTATCCATAAGTGCGTCATTGGTAAAACGAAAGATGGTGTCTATGTGGTGTTCCCGAAAGCGGCTATCAATGCTCGTGGTTCTAATACCGACAAGGCTATCGGATTGGCTGTTTCAGCCGTTCCCCTTTCCACCGGTGTGGATGGTTTGGCTTCTGAGAAATGGTTCGATGAATCTGAGGTAGTTCCATCTGCATAAGAGAGATTTTGGTAATAGATTGTTTTCGGATGGCGGTGGGTGGTTGCTCGCCGCCTTTTAATTTAAAAATATGAATCAAGCAGCTAAAATAGTGTCTGATGCCCTTTTAGGGATAGATTTTAAAAATGTAGAGATAGGAGGAATGATTTACACTATCAAACCGCCTACTATCAAGGTTATCTGCCGGGCGATAAGCCATTTCTCAAAGATAGGCATGGATGGTAATAATATCATGGAAGCTATCAAGGAACTGCCGGAAGCTACCGGAGATATGCTGAAAGGTATTTCTTGTTTCATCTGTGGTAATGAGGATTTGGTAAAGGCTTTAGAGAACGGGACTTTTGAAGAAGTTAAAGACGCTTTGGAGGTGTGCTTCTCCATGATGGATATATCGGCTTTTCAGTGTGTCAGCTCGATGAAGAACGTGTCGATGCTGGCAGCAAGACCGAAACAGTAGGAAACACAACGTTCTTCGGGCAGATAGCCCATTTGATTGACACGCTTCATCTGAGTTATACAGAAGTGTTTGAGGTTATCCCTTATAGAAACTTGCTAATGATGCAGAGGGACAAACTTCATACCGTCAGTGGTCAAAAGGTGAATAGAATCAGTGGTAAGGAATTGGCAAATCGTAGAAAAAAGAGATAGTATGGCGAAATTAGATTATTTAACTTTTAAAATTTTAAGTTGGAGCCAAAAGAAGAAAAACTAAATCAGGTTGGGAAATAGCCCGGCAAGCGAATAGAATTGTAGAAAGACGTAACGGGAGCGATGCAAGCAATCCTAATAATCTTGTAAATCGTATTCAAGGTCGGTACTTGGGAAACTTCAACAGAATAGGTATGAGTTGGAATAAGCAAGTTTCTCGTAGGACTTATATGGGAAATGCTAATGGGTAAAGTTAAAGCCGGATTTCTCTCCGGCTTTTATTATGTTAGCTTTAGTAATTGTAGTACAAAAACAAATGTGACTATCAATGTCGAAATAATGGTAAACAAAGATCGCAATGTCGTTTTACTAATCCTTTTTCCATACTTTTGTATCTCTTCCGGTGGCTTACTCATGATAGCACTTTCAAAACGGCTTTTCTCCATCATTTCGTAATCAACAAAGACCAAATTTAGCATATTAAAAATGGGTAGTAAAATCCACCATGGACTTGTCTGGGAATTTGGCATAGCTATTATTACGAAATATCCGGCAATTAGCATATTGTTGAAAGAGAAAAGTTTATCATGTATTCTGTCATAATACCGGAGAATGTCACGTGATCCTTGTTTCTCTTGTTCTTTGAGATTTTGAGTAATTTCATCAGTTTCTTTCATGCTTTGCTCTATTTCTTCATCTGCCATAGTATCTGTTATTATTGATGTCCGTATCCTGGTCGCAAACTGGGTGCGAGCGTTTGGTTTTATATACCAGCTATTATTCTTATTACTTTAAATGAGGATAGTTTTATATTATGTTTTTCTGAATAAAAACTATTCATTGCATAAGATTGATTAATAAATATTGGCATTGGCGATTTTAATCTACATATGTTATTTAAAAAATTGAGATTATGCGTAAATGTGCATACTGCTTTACTTTTATCATCAGAAAGAGCTTTTGTATAAACAGAAACAGGGACAAAATATGCATTAATATCACTTTTTTTGAGTTCAATTCTCGCTTGTAGTCGATGATTTCCATCTACAACTAAAAGATATTCCATGTGAGGGACAACTATTATAGGAGTATAATTATCACTTTGTTTATAGTAATCTATTTTTCTTCTAGATGGGGCGTTGTATTGATATTCAAGTTGCTTAATCGGTATTTTGCAACTTTTACAATTGTACTCTATTATTAGCTGCTTTAGTTTATCTATGTTCCAATTAAGGACATGGTAATCTAGTGTTCCTACATACCATTCCTTACTATAGTTTTGCTTAATGTAAGCATAATTACTCTCACTGGAAGCAGTTTGCATTTTTTGAAATAGCTCATGTATTTCTTTAAATTCAGGAATAATCCTGAAAAGATTCTTTTTTTCGCATTTATCAATAACTGCTTTATAAACACCTTCAAGCATGCTCTTATTCCTCCATCTTAAATTTAGTACTACATTTGGGGCAAGTGATTAATCTTTTGTATGTCCGTTCTCATCAAAATCAAATGGCAATTCCGTCTGTCCTATTTGTCGCATTTTCATCTTTTTGAAGTTATCCCAAAACTGTTTCATGTTATCAGATACTTGAAACAGGGTAATAACTTTATTGATTTGCTTTTCAAGATTAGGCTCCCCAACATCCAATGTTAAGAACTGATGATAACGTTCAGTTCTGTTTCCTGATTCATTTTTGGGTGCTTTCTTTTTCAATTCGTCCAATATTCCATTAGGCAATTCCTCATAAATGATCGTATTCGTCCATTTTCCAATTACACCTGGTCTTTTTTTGATACCATTTATTGTAAAGTCCCAACCATTTAGACGGAAAAGTTCTCTGTAAAATATGTCTGGGAATCGTTTTTGCCATGGGAGTAATTCCTCCGATATATAGGCTTTTAAAATCTTTTGCAGTTCGTCTTTTTCACGCTCATATTGATAACCAGTTGCTTCATCTACAAGTGCAACAATACCCACTTTAGCAACAGAACGAATAATAATATTTGCGCTTCGAACTATTGTTTCATCTATCTGAGAGCCGGTTTCATTTGCCTTAATTATTGCATCGCATAAGTCAATAAGTAGGGTTACTTCATATCCGTATGTCTTTGATTGTGAGCCTCCTGACGTCGGACGATAAAATGGGATTGGGTTATTAACCTTATCCAAGACACTTATAGAGCCGGTTTCAGCAGCAGATATAATTTGTGTTATATCGGAGTTATTGGCAAATTTATTTAACCATGCCCCACTTGTTGCATTAGAACCTAATGCTTTCTGTATTCCACGACCTGAAAAAACTCGCGTCCCATCTTCCAATACATAACATGGTATTTCCAATTCTCCAAAACGGAGTGGAGTTTTGTCTGAACCGTATTTTGCTTTTAAAATTTTATCTTCCATAATATTCTAATTTTATAATTTTTCCACTAACTTCTTACTTATCTGTATCAATTGGGACTTATCTCATTTCTACTGTAATATTTATATCCTTCCATTGTAGAACCTTTACAGAAATATTTCCCATTTTCAATAGAGTCAACTACCATTTTTCTACCATCCGACTGACGAATAACAACACTCCCCACAGCAATGTCACTATATGTATCGCTGAGAATATCATCCGTTTTATTTTCTGCATTATTTAAGGTGTTATTTGGCAATTCCTTAGACTCAAGTAGCCTTGTTATTCTTGATACATTGTTTGTCATTCCCCACATCTTAAAAAATAGAATAATTTGAAGAATACCGAATACAATAAAAATGATTGAGATAAAAGTTGGAATGCTTTCCATAATCGCATTTTTTAGTTAAACATTTTACAAAACTATCTCAAAAATCTCACTGTTCCAAATTATTTCCTAACAATTCCTCCAATGTCGTACTTTTGTAATCTCTGAAATGGTAAATAGGCTATCTATCTTTATCTTCACAATTATTTTCCAACAATAGGCTGATTGTGTTTTTGTTGATGAAAAAGATCTATAAAACCTTGTATATATAGTAAATTCATCAATTAGAACAGGAAATATCAAACCTTTCGTCTGTTGTCACGAATTTGATGAAAGAAAATTCTAATAAGGTTTGGATATGCCGTAATTTTGAGTGGTAAATAATTAAAATTCAGAATAAAATGGCTAAGCTTTACTTTCGTATTGGTGCAGATTTTGATAAAGTTATCAAACTCCGTGAGGAAATTGCAAAACTAAAGAACGAGTTGAAAACTATGGATTCAACTCAATCCCCTGCTGCTTTCAAGGCTCTCAATACTCAACTGTCTACCTCCACGCAAAAAATGAATGAATTAGTGGCGAACGCCGCTAAAGCCGGTGCCGAGATGGAAATGGGATTTAAGAAAAAGATATTTGATGCCTCACAATCTGTAAACGGATTTATGGAGAAGATTATAGCCCAGAAGAATGCGGTTGGTTCTCTTCAATCGACTATCCGTAAAAATAAAGAATTATATAAAACGATCGTATCAAGAGGAAGTGAAGACAAAGAATTACTTAATCATATTAGAGAGCAAGAAAGGACGCTTGGCAAAGAGCGGGATTCTTTATTTAGGCTGACCCAACAACAAGCAGAAGCACGCCTTTCCGTAAAGAAGCTACGCGATGAATATGCCTTATATAAAGATGATGCTAAGGATGTTGCTGAAACAAATAAAGGTATTGCTATTTCATGGAAGAAAGCGTTAGCCGTTATCGGTGGAGCAGGTGTGCTAAAGGCATTAGGTTCTGAAATTATTCGGGTGCGTGGGGAATTTCAGGCAGCTGATACTGCTATTCAGACTCTATTGGGTAGTAAGGAGAAAGCAGATGTTTTAATGAAGCAGGTACGTGAGTACGCTAAAATCTCTCCATTAGAGTTTTCTGATGTAACGAAAGCTACACAAATGATGCTTGGTTTTAATATTGAGGCAGAGAAAGTACCACGTTATTTGCAGGCTATTGGCGATGTTTCTATGGGAGATACCCAAAGGTTCAGTTCTCTAACATTAGCTTTTTCCCAAATGTCCGCTGCCGGTAAATTGATGGGGCAAGACCTCAATCAGATGATTAATGCAGGGTTCAACCCTCTCCAGCAAATTTCCGAAAAGACAGGTAAGTCTATCGCCACTCTGAAAGAAGAAATGTCTAAAGGCGCTATCTCCGCAGAAATGGTTCAACAAGCGTTTATAGACGCTACTTCCGCAGGTGGAAAGTTCTATAATATGTCTGAGAACGCTTCAAAAACAATCAATGGGCAGTTATCCATGATGCAGGATGCGATGGATGCAGCCTTTAACGAGCTGGGGCAGAAGTCGGAAGGTGTAATCATGGATGGTATTCAGATGACCACTTCACTGATTGAAAACTATGAAATGGTGGGGAAGGTATTGGTTGGGTTAGTTACTACTTATGGAGCGTACAGAACTGCTGTGATGTTGGCTACCATGGCGACAAGTAAACATACGATAGCTGAAGTAGCTCTTACTAATGCTCGTGTATTGGCACGAAAAGCACAATTAGCTTTAAATGCAGCTATGCTTACTAATCCTTATGTTTTGTTGGCTACCGCCGTTATTGGGCTTGGTGCTGCAATGTGGGCTTTACACGATTCGGCAACCGAAGCGGAAAAAGCGCAAAGAAGGTTTAACGAGCAAAAGAAACAGTCTATTAAAAAAGAGCAAGAACATAAACAAAGGCTTGAAGAATTGATTTCCACCCTTCAAAATGAATATACCTCTTCTATGGATAGGGTGAAGGCAATGGATGCAATAAAGAATGAATATCCCGCTCTCTTCCAAAAATACATAGATGAAAAAGGACATATTAGAGACTTGATAGCTTTATGGAAAGAATACAATGAGGAAGCTGGAAAAAGGAATGTAGAAGAGAATAAAATTAATTACAACAACTCTAAAAAACTAATTGGTGAATACGAACAGGTTATCGGATTATGGAAAAGGTTCGGAGAAGACCCGAATTTTCATAAAAACAGTTTGAATGAATCAGAAAAGCAGCTTGCTGATAAATATAAGAATGAAACTTTATCTACTTTGAAATCAAAATTGGATGAAGAAAGAAATGTCCTCAGAAATTATCAAAAAGAAGTCCGCTCAGATGAACTCGCTCAATGGCAACTTGATTTAAAGAAAAATACTGATGTTCAGCTAAAGGTAGAACTGGATGAAATGAAACGCCTTCAACAAGCAAGGAAGAATAATAAGTGGTATTCCTTGAATGTTGGTGTTGGTTCATTGAAAGGTGCTACGACTGAATCTGAGTTACAAAACAGAATAGATGTACTTGAATCAGAATTAAATTCACGTAATTCTAAAACGGAAACGAAAAATAAATCTTATTGGACTAATCAAAAGAAAGAAGCTAAAAAAAACTTAGAATCTATTGCGTCTTCTCAAAAGAAATTAATGGATGCTGGTAACTTCAAAGGTATAGATGCTGCTGTTGTAAAGAGTTACAAGGATAATGTCAAGAAGCTGAAAGAAGCCGAAAAAGAATTAAAGGTTTATGACACCTCTTCCAAGCAAGAATCTGCTGCTAACAAGCTTCGCAAACAGCAAGAAGGCATTCGTTCCCAGAATGATAAGATCTCTGAAATAGAACGCAAACAGGCAATCCAGCGTAAAAGGCAGGCTGAAGATATGGAAATGGAAATTTCACGGTCTGAGATCAATGCCATGGCTGATGGATCTGAGAAAAAACGTATGCAGAGGGAATTGGATAACCGGAAAGAGATCCAATCACTGGAAAGACAAAAAGAAGATATGATCCAGGCTGTAATTCAAGCAGAGAAAGAGATTTTTGATGCTCAGGAAGAGTTGAAGGCCAAAGAGAATAACAAATATCAGAAAAAGACTTTTGATTCTTCTAAGGTGGATACAGGAAAGATTAGCTCTATTTGGGATACCATTATAGAAAATACGTCCAAAAAGCAACTTGATGATAAGATACGCGATCAAGAGGCGTCTTGGAATGAATATCTTATCAAGTTTGGCAACTATCAACAGAAAAGGCTGGCCATTATTGAGAAATATGATAAGGCCATAAAGGAGGCCGAAACGGCGGGTGATGCAGCTATCTTGATGAAAGAGAAAGCTAATGCGCTTGATGATTTTGACAACTCCGTGAAGAATAGTACGACTTTAATGGGACAGCTCTTTGTTGATGCTTCCCAAAAGAGTGTGAACGAGATTCAGGGCATCATTGAAAAAGCCGAATTATTGATGCAATACCTCGCTGCCATTAAGGATGAACAGGGAAATGCTCAAATCGGTGGAAAGACAGTTTCAAAGAAGGATATTTTAGGTCTGGGGATAAGTGACAATACTCTTCAAAATCTGGAACTTTCAACCGAGCAAACAGAGGCACTAAGAAATGCTATTGGTCGTTTAAAAGAGGAATTGGGAGTAAAGAGTCCTTTTGCGCTTTTCAAAAAGCAAGTAAAAGAAGCGGCAGGTGAAATAGCGAAAGGAGGTCAGGAAAATATTGCTCGAGGGATTGCAGGGATCGGAAGTGCTATTGTTCAATTTACTCCTGCTATATCTCAGTTTGGTCAGGACCTCGGTACAATCTTCGGTAACGATGATCTTGGCAATAAAATAGCCGGTATTTCTGATGCGTTAGGTGGAGTTGGTCAAACAGCCATGGGAGTTGGTCAGATAATGTCTGGTGATATTGTAGGTGGTGCCATGAGTGCTGTTTCTGGTATTTCATCTGTTGTAAAGGCCTTGGATGGTTTGTTTGGCGCTGATTATTCCCGATACAATGAAATGAAGTCACAATATGAAGCTCTTAATTCTGTGTGGGATGAACTTATCAATAAGAAGAAAGAGTATATTGATATGTCCTATGGGGATGAAGCTTATAAAGTAGGGAAAGAAGCAGAAACCCTGATAAAGCAGCAGACCCAGAGATATTATGAACTTCTGAATGAATTAAGGCAAAGTGGCTCAAGTATTGGATCAAGTTCTTTAGGCAAACGAATAGAAAAAAGACTTAATAAAGAAGATTGGGCCAGGATATCCGGTGCTGTCGGTGAATCTGTCACGAATGCAGAGTCATTGCTTAATCTTTCTGCAGAACAACTAAAAGAAGTGCTTGCCGATCCTAAACTGGTATCTGTCCTTAATACTGTAAACGGTGACTTTGTAAAATACATACAGGATATTGTCAATGGCTCTGAGAAATTAGAGGATATACAGAACCAAGTAAAAGAACAGCTTACCCAAGTTTCATTTGATAGCGTATTTGATAACTTTGTCGATACCTTGATGGATATGGATAGTTCGGCAAAAGACTTTGCTAATAATTTTGAGAGGTATATGCAGAAGGCTATGCTTACCACTATGCTTGGTAATAAGTATAAAGCCGAACTACAAAAATGGTATGATGCTTTTGCTGCTGCTAACGATAATAAAACAGGTATTTCTGAGGAAAATTATAAAAAGTTGCAGGAGCAATGGAACGACATTGTTACCGACGCGGTTAAAGAGCGGGATAAATTGAAAGAGTTGCTTGGCTGGACATCCGAATCTTCCTCTCAGGATTCTACAAAAAGAGGATTTGAGGCCATGTCTCAAGATACTGGAGAAGAACTAAACGGACGTTTTACTGCTTTACAGATAACTGGGGAAGAGATCAAGAATCAAGCAATAGAGCAAACGGGTTTGCTTTCATCGATCAACGAAAAGATGTCATTGCTTGATCTTACTAGTGAGAATTATCCTCTTTTAACTATGCCTAATGTGCCTGATATTGCCGGACAGACAAGGGAAATACTTGCAAGTAGCTATCAGCCACAGATAACGATTAATTTTCCAACTGACAAGATAGAGTCTTTGGCTTCTGATGTATCAAGTCTGAAAGGGATAGTTGATGAACTACGTACAAATCAGATTGAAAAATTTAATGATGTTGTAGAAGGTGTATCTAAAATGGCTAAAAATACCCCTGTAATGAATAAAAAAATAGACAGTATAAATGATAACATTAAAAAAGCGTTATAACTATGAGTGGAGAATTATTAATAAATGGAAAAGATGCCTTTGATATCTGGGGGGTGAACATGGGAGATAACTTTTTAAATGTACTTTTAATGCCACCGCCGGTAAAGGATTATATTGAGAATAAAAGTCGTCTGGAAAATGGTAAGAACATCAATTTAAGTAATAAAAAAGCAGATGAAAGGGATATGACCCTTACATTTACGATTCAAGGGTATACGCAAAGTGATTATATAGCTAATTACAAGGCGTTTATGGAAGAAATGTCTTCAGGTTTGGTTAGTATCCAAGTACCGATACTCGGCAGTGATATTTATCATGTGTATTACAAAAATGCAGTATCATACGCTATGAGTTTAGATCGGACTTTCTCAAAAATTGCAATGAAAGTATGCGAGCCTAATCCAGCAAATAGAACTTAATTTGTGACCTTATTTCTGATGTCACAACAGGAAGCCCGAATTTTTAGGGCTTCTTTTTTTTATCTCCGACCTTTGATGTGTTATGGAAAGAGTAGACATCAAAGACATATCTGGCAGTATTCGCTTTTCTACTATTGTAAATGAAGGCTCGAAACGAAAATTCCTTTTAATGAAGGAAGACTATGTTACTGTGAAGTTCAATTTGGATGAACCGATTTTTTTCAAGCTTGGTGATTACATAGATGATGGACATTTGGGAGTGTTCGAGATATGTGACATACAGAAACCCGCTTACAATGCAATAACGGCAAGTTATGATTACGAACTTCGTTTGGACGCTTATTACTGGAAATGGAAAAACAAAATTTTCAAATACACCCCAGAGACAGCCGGACAGGAAGCGTCCTGGAACCTGACCGCTCCACTGGATGTTCAAGTTGGTATAGTCCTGAGAAATTTAAAAGCTCTTGGTTACACATACAAAGGACAGGATTTTGTTTTTTCCATTGACAGCACGGTTGAAAATAAAGCTCAGTTGATGTCTTACGACAACATTAACATTCTTGACGCTTGCTTTGAAATGGCGAAGAAATGGGATTGTGAGTGTTGGGTGACAGAGAATATCATTCACTTCGGGCGTTGTGAGTTCGGTGATCCTGTTAATTGGGAGATCGGTGTAAATGTAGAGGAAATGACACGCACCGACTCGCAATCCGCTTATGCAACCCGTATCTATGCTTTTGGCTCTACAAGGAACATACCTTCCAATTATCGTCCGGTGGATGAATCAGTAGTTGTGAATGGTGTCGTTCAAAGACGATTGATGCTGCCTGCTGGAACTCCTTATATTGATGCCTATCCTAATATGGTTACAGAGGAAGCCATTGAGCAGGTTATTGTTTTTGATGATATCTATCCACGACGTACCGGTACAATGTCGGATATTGCCATTCATAAGTATACTGACAAGATAGAAAATGCAGATGGGACAATAACTGAGGAGAAATGGGATGCTTACCGCTTTAAAGATACTGGCATTACATTCTCCAAAGCCTATGTGCTTGCTGGCGAGGAATTAAAGATAACCTTCCACTCTGGGAAGCTTAATGGTATGATGTTCGGGGTTACATTTAATCCTGATGGAGAACCTGAGAAGTTATCAGATGGTAGTTGGAATCCGGCTGCACAAGTTTGGGAGATAGTACGTAACGAGGATTATGGGCGTAAGCTGCCTGGTGATGTACTTATCCCCGCAAACGGGGATACTTATGTCTTGACTGGCTGGGACTCAACAAAGATAACAGAACTTGGACTCGTGTCTGCTGCCGAAGTCGAACTGAAAACCGAAACGGAAAAGTACGTTGCCAAATCAAAGATGGACCCTTCCACCTATAACTGCAAAATGATGTCTGGTGACGCATACGGCGAAGACGGTGTTCATAATCTTTATAGTGCCGGTCAGAAGGTCAAGCTTATTAACAAGGCCTATTTCGAAGATGGCCGGCAATCGCGTGTCATAGGATTTGAACATAATCTTGACTATCCGTTTGATTCGCCTATATTTACGGTGGGGGAAACAGCGGCTTATTCGCGTATCGGAGAATTGGAAGAAAAGTTGGATAGTCTTACATTGAAAGGGCAGACTTACAATGGTGGTGGAAGTGGGGTATATATCATTGGGACTAATGATAGTACACCCCCGTCAAATAGAAATGTCTTTTCGGCTTCAAAGTCACTTGCTACCCATTTACGTAAGGATATGCCCGATACTGCTAAAGAAACTGTAACTTTCTCAAAAGGCTTGATAGTGGGTGATACTGCTGCATCTATTGATGAAAATGGTAATGTGGAAGTGGGAAGTGTCACAGCCCGGATGAAAGTTAAAGCCGCTACATTGGAAGTAACCGGTTCGGCCAATGTTGGCACACTCCATTCGGAAGGGAATATTTCAACAGGCGCGGATATTTGGGCAAAAGGCGATACGCACACTTTAAATTTACTCGTTCAGGCACTTGCAAAAACATACGATCTGAATGTTGAGCATGTCGCAACCCTGTTTCAAACTATAGTCAAGGACTTTATTAGCTCGGAGAGATTCATTCCCGGACTGATGGGTGAAGGGATGAAGCTATACAAGGCTATCAATGGAGATTGGAACCTTGAAATAGATAATGCCGTAGTCCGTAAGGCCATGACCATTTTTGAACTTATCATTTCGAAAGTTCGTGCGGTTAACGGCGGTCTGGTGATTTCATCCGCTAACGGGCGTGTTAAGTCCGTTTCGGAAACGTCCGGCGATCCGGCTTACTATGTTTTAGGCATAGAGGGCGACATGATGTTTGTCGCTGACGACTTGGTACGTTGTCAGGTCTACACATCCGGACACATTAAATACTATTGGGTTCCGGTTGCCTCGGTTAATGATGATTCGATTCTTATACTTAAATCCGTACTTCCTAACGGTACAGTTCCGGCCGTTGGTGATGATCTGGTTCAGATGGGTAACCTCACGAATCCGAACAGACAGGGTATTTTGTATCTCACCGCCTCGGAAGATGGCAAACCACGTATTTCTGTACTGGACGGGGTAAACTCCACGTCTTTGGCCGGAAAGAACAAAGTGATTTTGGGCTGTCTCGATGGCATGACGGATACAGACTTTCCGGCTGACCTCCAACCCTCCGGATACGGCCTGTATGCGATGAACTGTTTTCTGAAAGGTATTTTCATTCTGAGAAATGGAAAGAGCATCGAACAGGAGTTTAGTAATATTGCTACCGAGTTAGCGGCTATACCGGGAAAGATCGAGCTTTCCATACGCAGTATGAAAGTAGCGGACGTTAATCTGCTTTACGACTCTAACCACAAACTAAATGCTAACCCCTATCAAATGGGAGCGTATAAGTATGATGTTCATTTAGAAGCAGGCAAAACCTATACCCTTACAGTGTGCTATAAGTGTGCGGACTCTGATGTTATCAGGGCGTATAACAATCCTTCGTACGGCTGGATAGGCACTTTGCCGAAAAGCGCAGAAGAAACGGTACTTTCGCAGCCTATAACGCCCATTAATCCGGATGGGGCATATTTCTACTTCTATAAATTCCCCCAACAGGAATCAACGGGGACATACATTAAATGGGCTGTAATTACCGAGGGTAGTGTGGGCGTAGCTAATTGGATACCGTCTGCAACTGAAAGAAAATTGAATATCGGAGGCGAAAACCTGATGTTACAATCCCAACAGGCATTGGATGGATCAGGCGCACAATATGCGTTTCAGTTATCGAAAGCGTGGACGGATTTAAAAGGCAAAACCTTAACAATCTCGTTCGACTATGCGTATAGCAATCTAAAGATGGGATCATCACAAAGGTTCGGGCTTGAAAAAGCTATTTATAAATCGGGCACATCCCAATATTACTATATCGGCGCATTTAAGTATGTAGATTCTACCAGCCCCACGGCTGACAAAGGTAGGTACGTTCACACTATCAAAGTCCCCGAAGATATAGAGGACTCTTTGGATACTGATATTATTGCATATATACAGTTAGGCGCTGGATCAGTTTGCCGGATCAATAACTTTCAAATAGAAATAGGAGACACGGCGACCGGATGGAAGCCTGCCCCTAAAGATTCTTTCACTGAGTCAAAAAAGTACACCGACACACAAATACTTGCCGTTGACGGGAAAATTGAACTATCCGTTAAAACTAAGGTAGAAAATTTGGGTATAGGTGCTAACAACCTGTATAGTTACACAAGTTCACTGCTTAATACTTTATATCCATCTCCTACTATTGAAAGGCAAATGTCTCTGCATGGTTTCTATTTGGTTGGTTCACAAGGTAATGGAGGAGCTATGCGGATACCTAATATTATCCCGCCTATCCCCGGTAAGTATACCGTTTCCGGATGGATTAAAGGTAGTCAAAATACCCCAGTTGGTTTTACTATTGATGTGTGTGATTCTGAAAACGTAATTGTTAAATCAACAGCAGATAACCAATGGAGTTATTTCAAGCATACATTTAACGTAACGAAAAATACAGAGGAACAAAAGGATGTATATAATTTTGTTGATATAGAAAGAATTGATTGGGCTTATATATGGGTAAAAGACTTTAAAGTAGAAGCGGGTGAAATTGCAACCGCATGGAGTCCCAATTTTCAGGATGCAGTTTACAAAGGTGCTGAATATACTAATAGTCAAATTAGTGTAGTCGAAGGTAAGATAACATCCACCGTTGAAAAGATAAATACCGTTGATGGACGTGTTACCGGACTTGCTTCACGCGTCGAACAGACCGAAAAAAGTATCACGTCTGTTGTTGGTGATATTGGTGTTATTAATAGTACCACCAATAGGCATATATCAAAGCGAATAGATTTAAGAGGATGGGACAATAATAAGTTTTTCCCGTTGGTTATAAGTATTCCGGTTTACCACAAAACAAGGGTTGAAATAAGTAGGCCTCTTGATGCGGGATACGGAAAACCTTCATACGGTACTCACGATGGCGGTTTTTCTATGAACTTAACGTTTGAGATGTCCGGTTCGGGTTGGGGTTCGTTGCCAGCAGTAACCAATATCTTTGACTATACTAAAGCATGGACTTCTGCGGGTGCAAAGATAGTTGTTGATTTGGGACAAATAACTGAAACGTCTACGTGTAGAATGGGTATTAGGGGCGGTTCTATGTATGACGTAACCGTAGATGATACTATTGACCCAAACGTAATCAACGTTTATCAAACCGATTATCACGGTTCGTATAATACATCGTTCCCCGTTCGCACCGATGGAACTGAACCCGTCCGCACATACGGATACTATACCGAAATAAAGCAGACGCAGGAAAGCATAGCTTTAACTGCGAACAAAGTGGACGATCAAGGTAGGCGATTAAGTGCGGCTGAGTTAACTCTAAGTTCAGACCACGCAAAATTAAGCGTAGTAGAACAAGCGGCAAATTCCGCCAATTCCTTAGCAGGCACAGCCAATAACAAAGCCGAAGCCGCAGACGGTCGTGTCACCGCCACCCAAAACGGCTTAGTCGAAACCGGAATCAACATCACGTCCCGAAAAATCATTCTGAAAGCCGATAACCTGCTATTCCCAAATAACACAGGTCAACAGACAGCCGCCATCAACGCAAACGGCAAACTGTCTGCCAATGTGATTGAAGCTGCGGAAGTGGTGGCACAGGCATTTTCAGCACAGAGGATCACAACCGGAAACCTTACGGTAACTGATGGTGCAAAGATCGGTGCCTGGAATATATCGGGAGGCTCTCTTGTTTCGGCAAGCAATTCGCAGGCTAAGATCCTGTTAAACATGTCCGGTAATAAATTCCTTCGTATTAACGAAGAGGGGGACAGCCCTACAACTTCACGCACTGCATTGATGTCCATACGAAACGACAATTACAGTGGTCTAAGTATTGAATCATACGGAAGTTCCGGTTTTGCTCTAAGATGTTTGGCTAACGCAGGCACTGCAAATTCGATAGAATCGTATGGAAGTCATATTTTCGCCCAAAGGGGCGGTGAAAAGTGGAACGCTCCCGGAATGCTGTGTACCGGATATGTATATCAAGCGGGTACAGTCACTAATGAATGGGGCAACGGGTGCACCTTAACCAGTGCACAGAAAATAGCTACTGGAAAATACAGGATATACCACAGTTTGAAGCATCTGCAGTACGCTGTTTTAGTACAAGGCTTAGGGGGGTATGGCTGGGTATTCGGTCAGGTAGAGACACAAAACAACTCTTATTTTGAGGTTTTAATGCTTGACGCAAACAAGGGTCCCCGTGATTGTCCATTCCGTGTGTTCGTTGTAGGTCGCAATGTTTGGTAAATGCCCATTGTGAGCGCAGATTACAATAATAAATTCAAAAGAAATAGAATATGAAAATCAATTTTAGAAGAATTAAAGTAAAAACAGCTATTGATGGAGAAATTAAAGAGTTCGACGTAGCTAAAACAGTAGGAAACGCTATTTACTGTAATACACCCGATTTGGGTGAATTGGAGTTTGCCCAACGGATATATAAAGAAGGTGAAGTTGAAGTTGACGAACAAGGTGCAAATATCATTCGAAATTACGTTGATCCGGCTCCGATCCTCGCAGTGGTGAAAACCGCTATTTATAATGAATTAGACAAAGTAATTATGAACTCTCAAAATCAATAAATTATGTTTCAAGAAGAATCAAGAACAGTTCAAGTAAACGGTAAAGCCGTTTCAGGAGATTATCAGTACAATGTAAACTACAGTGTCAATAACGATAATCTCAGTCGTCTTCATTGTGAAATCATTAAAACGGTCACGGAAGAGATTGACACCCCTACAGGTAAGCAACCCGTAACCTCCGGGCGGTATATCGGGTATTTGCTGTTAGAATCAGGCAGTAAACAAATGTCCCTTCCGGAGTCGGAGAATGTTGCAGCGCACTTTGAAGTATTCGATCAGATCACCAAAGAGGTAAAAGCCACTTTAGAGCCCAAACCGGCATCTAAATCCAAGTAACAAGAATCCGCCCTGTCTTCACAGATGGGGCGGAAAGATGCGGTATGGATGAGGAACGAAAGTTTATACATACCGCATGAAGTGCGTAATTTAATATTAACGCGGCAAATATACGATTAAAGTTTATATATCCAAGAATATGAAAAATTTGAAGATGATTGCATTGATTGCCTTGCCTCTTTCTCCTTTGCTGGAACTCTTTGAGCGCTATGTCTTTGGTGACTGGGAGTTTGTCAAATGGTTGATTGTCCTTGTATGTGTTGATACGGTGCTCGGCTTTGTCAAGCACTGGCTATCCAAAGACATCAGTAGTAAAGCTTATGGTATGATCGGGCGTAAGCTTATCATTTACAGTTGTGTATTAGTCCTGTCGCATGTGATGGGTAATTTCTCGATCGCCGGTCAGGTGGTCGATAGTTTCGTCTGGTTCCGGTATTTCGCTTGTACGGCATTAATGGTACGTGAGGCCTTAAGTATCATTGAGAACGTAGAAGAGATTTGCCCGGGCTTTTTCCCGAAGGCTATCATAAACAAGCTGAAAGGGTTCGATAATGTTTCAGGAAAGAAAGAGTAAGATAAAATCTCCCGTCATTGTACTTAACGACGGGAGGTTGCACACAAACAACACAAACAAGCAAACAAATACAAAGCCTATCTTCCCAGACGGGAGAAAGTATAAAAAGTAAGCGCAAATTTAGCTAAATCTTTTTGTTCACAGTATTAATTTAACATATAGTATGAAGTATTTTACAATCCAAGAACTAAGCCACAGCGATACGGCCGTAGCGCGTGGAATTGATAACTGTCCAACGGCCGAAGCTATTCACAATTTAACGAAGCTGGTTGAGAATGTTCTCGATCCGCTTCGGGAGAAGTACGGCAAGCCCATCCGGATAAGTTCCGGTTATCGAAGTGCTATTCTCAACCGGAGCGTTAACGGGGCAACATCCAGCCAACACCGGGTAGGCGAGGCGGCTGATATTACGGTAGGAAGTAAGGAGGAAAACCGGAAACTCTTCGAGATCATCCAGCTGGAATTGCCTTTCGATCAATTGATAGACGAACGTGATTTTAGTTGGGTTCACGTATCATTCCGTGAAGGTAGAAACAGAAAACAAGTGTTGAAGCTATGAAGAAATTACCTTGGATATTAGTCATATTGCTGGCTGTGATTGTTGTTCTCTTTCAGCAGAATCATATACTTCGGGCAGAACGTGACCGGCAGATAGGTAATATTGAAGCTCTCATGGGGGAAGTAAAACGTTATAAGATGAAAGATAGCTTGAATGTTGCTTCGGTGTCTTCTTTAAACCTCACTGTTGAAGAACTAAAGAAGTATCGAGCAGAGGATGTCAAACTCATCAAGGAATTAAAATTAAGACCTAAAGATGTGGAATATATTACTAAGACAGAAATTAAGACTAAAGACAGTCTTGTCTACAAGATTGATACGGTCGGCTGTTTTCATTATCGTGATAAGTGGTTGCGAGTGGATGCTTGTATAGCTGACAGTTTAATGACTATTGAATCAAGGGATAGTATTACGCAAGTTGTGCACGCTATTTATAAACATCGGTTCCTTTGGTGGAGGTGGGGAATAAAGGGTTTCCGACAGGAAATTGTGAACTTCAATCCGAAGTCTGAAATTGGGTATAGCGAGATAGTAAAGGTTAGTAAATAGTGATTGTCCCAGATCTATAGCCAGAATTATTTTGATGAATTAAAAACAATCTTGATAATTTCATGTAGATTTGTATGCAAATTAAAGAATAGGTGATAGTAATTTATTAAATTTGCACAATTATGACATAGACGTATGAGATGAGAAAAGGAAAACACCTAAAAAATAATTATATACCGCCAAGTAATTGTAAGAACAGCACTATGTCATCTTACCCATTATGGTATGGAGGAATCCTAAAAAAAATCAATAGTAATGGAGGAGTTCTAGTTTTATTGATAGGTATTCTTGGTACAGGATTTAAGGTTGGAGAATATTACCAAGGTGTAAAGAAAGATAT